ATAGTATTGGTGGTATAATTGATTCTGGTATACTAGCATCATTTTCTGATGTTGCTGTAGACGATCTTCTTAAAAGTTTAAAGCAAAAGAATTTTTCAGAGGTTCGTAAATGGGTTGTAACTAATTTAGATAATGACCCTGTAGTATTACTTCGTAGGATATATGATAACCTATATGGTTCGATGGTTCCTACAAGTATTCCCGCTGCTGTTTTGATTATTGCAAAGTATCAATATCAAATGGCATTTGTTGCAGATCAAGAAATTAATTTACTTGCTGCACTTACAGAAATAATGGTAGAATGCGAGTTCAAATGAATATATTTGGATTCATTGGTATTCTTCTATTAATATCAGGTATTGCATCTGGTTTTGTTGCATACTATGCTGTTATGAACTTATTAAAATGACTAAATCAACATTTACAAAAACTAAAGCACAAATGAAATCATCAAGTTATTATACATTCTGGGGGATAGCAACAGTAGCTGTTGTTGCAGGTCAAATTTATGTCGGCACTGGATATCGAACAATGTCAAAATCATTAGATGCATGGTTTGATAAAACTATAAGTATTATGATACAAAAACGTCTTATGGGACAACCAGAACGAGGAGGAGTAGAGTTCTTAAATCGTACTGATCCCAGACCTGCTGAAATTAATCCTGATGATTATATTATTTGGGAATCAATTGATTAATGAAACAATATAAAACTCCTCTTCGTTATCCTGGTGGCAAGTCTCGTGCCTGTATTAAGTTAGATACATTTTTTCCAGATCTTTCACAGTATAGTGAGTTTCGTGAACCGTTTCTAGGTGGTGGTAGTGTTGCAATTCATGTAACTAAAAAATATCCAAAGATTAAAATATGGGTCAATGATTTATATGAACCTTTAACTAATTTTTGGCAGCAGTTACAGCATGAAGGAAATTATATCTACAAACAATTACAACAATTAAAATCAAGATATCCTGATCCATCATCTGCAAGAGGATTATTTCTTGATGCAAAAAAGATAATCAATGATTGGAAGACAGATGCAAAAGATCGTGCTGTTGCTTTTTATATTGTCAACAAATGTTCTTTTAGTGGTCTTACAGAATCATCTTCTTTCTCTAAACAAGCAAGTGATTCTAATTTTTCAATGAGAGGTATTGAGAGAATACCTGGTTTCTCACAATTGATTGAAAGATGGAAGATAACTGGTTTAAGTTATGAGGATATGTTGAGTGATGAAAAGAATGTATTCACATATCTTGATCCCCCTTATGACATAAAAGATAATCTGTATGGTAAGAAAGGTGATATGCATAAATCATTTGATCATGATCAATTTGCATATAATTGTGATCATCATACAGGACATCAACTCATATCATACAACAGTAGTCAGTTAGTCAAAGATCGTTTTAGTGGTTGGAATGTGTCACAGTTTAATCACACATATACAATGAGATCAGTTGGTCAGTACATGAAGAACCAACAACAGAGACAAGAACTGGTGATTTATAATTATGGTAGTCCTGTTCCAAAGTTACAATTTAGTTTTGGTGAATGTTATAATTACAAGAAATTAGAGAACGAAGGTCTTGTTTCATAAATACTTAAAAATTGTCAAGATAATGAAGACATTTAAGGAATTTTTAGACGAGAGTAGTCTTTCCAGAATAAAGAGTAAATCAGATAAAGGTGGTATTGCTACAATGTCTGCGTCCAGAGCAGATAAGTCTGCAAAGGAAAATCGTGCAAGGGCAAAACAATTAGATAGAGATATTCGTGGTAGAGGTTTAGGTGGTGCTACAAAAGTAACTGGTTCATATATGGAGAAAGATAAGAAAACTGGTGAAGAGAAGAAAGTCAAAGAAAGAAGTCATGTAGTCTCATCAGGAAAGATGGGTAAAAGAAAGTTCAAGAAGACAGTAAAAGCACTTGGTAAAAAGTATGGTCAAGACTCTGTGTTGACACAAACGAAAAAAACTGGTACACTATCAGCAACAAGAAAAGGTGGACTTGGCAAAGCAAAAAACATTAAATTAGGTAAATTCAAACCACAGGGCAAAAACCCAGAGGGACAATCTCAAATCAAAGGAAAAACTTTTACATACGGATAATGACAACACCACTTTACGATGACTCCAACTGGAGAGAAGAATACAAACAATATACAAGTAACAAACGTTATCTTGAATTATTGGAGAACGGACCTAAACAACTTTCTCAAGCATGGTTATTAGGTGCATTGTATCAAGAATGGAAGAAAATAAAAGGATATAATAAATTCGATCCAAAAGAAAACGAAGGTCAACTGCAATCATCAATGAAAGATTTTTTTAATCATCAAAAAGATCAAGGCATCTAAAGTATGAACAAACTTTGGAGAATATGGGCGAAAGCATTAGGTGATAAATCTGGCAAGAACGATAAGGAAGCAGATTATGTAGCGATGGTAAGAACCTTTATCTTCCTTCAACTCATAGTTACAAACTGTTTTATTGTTGGTGGTAACATTCGTCATTGGAATGACCATCACATACCACCCTCTTATATTATTGATAATGGCTGAATTGAAAGACTGGTTAAATTCAATCAACCTTACAAAGAAAAATCTGATGGATGAAGACCCATCAGTTGAGAAAGATTTCCCTCCATATATTGTAAATCGCTGTTTGTCAGGACATCTTGATACAGTGATGTATTCTAATGAAATGAACATGTATTCGTTTTTACCAAAGCGTATGCAATATGACTTTTTTATAAATACTGTGAGACCAAAGAAAAGATTTTCTCCTTGGCTCCGTAAGGATACGATCAAAGACCTTGATTATGTGAAACGTTATTATCATTATAGTGACGAAAAAGCAAAGCAAGCTTTGAGGATTCTGACCAAAGAACAAATTATTTTTATAAGATCAAAGTTTGAGATTGGAGGCACAAAATGAGCGTGGTTCAGGCATCTGAAGTGAAATGGACTCCCGACCAGATGGTCGAAGTTACATTAGGTGAACCAGATGATTTTTTAAAAGTTCGTGAAACACTGACTCGTATCGGAGTAGCATCACGCAAAGAGAAAAAGATTTATCAGTCTTGTCATATTTTACATAAGCAGGGAAGATATTTTTTAGTACACTTTAAAGAATTGTTTGCATTAGATGGTAAACATGCAAACTTGACATCAAATGATGTACAAAGACGTAATCGCATTACACAATTACTTGCAGACTGGGGATTGATTGGTGTTGTAGATGTTACAAGAATACAAGACATTGCACCTTTAAATCAGATTAAAGTATTGTCATATAAGGATAAAGGAGATTGGATATTAGAAACAAAGTATAATATTGGTGCAAAGAAGAAAAAGGTAGAAGAAACAGAATAGAAAAGTAGGGGATTCAACATCCCCTTTTTTTGTATTATATGGTTAAATAGTAATGTCGCCTTCGGGGACACAATTTACACTCGCTTACAAAGGAGAACTATGACTTACTTACAAAAGTATCACTCTGCAAACTTACCAGAGTTGATGAAAATAATTTCAAAGAACGGTATAGGTATGGACGATTACCTTGACCGCTTTTTTAATAATTATGAAACCACAACAAACTACCCACCTTACAATCTAATTCATGTAAATAATGTTGAGTCTGTGCTTGAGATTGCTCTTGCAGGATTTGGCAAAAAAGAACTAAAGGTTTACACTGAATATGGAAAACTTATCGTCGAAGGATCCAAAGAAACTAAAGATACAGGATCCGAGTATGTCCATCAGGGACTGGCTCAAAGAAGTTTCACAAGAGAATGGGCACTTTCAGACGACGTTGAAGTCCGAGAGGTTCAATTCAAAGATGGACTTCTTACCGTTAAGTTGGGTAAAGTAGTACCAGATCATCACGCTCGAAAAGACTATCTTAAATAATTATAAAGGGATCTTGACGATCCCTTTTTTTATTGCTATAATATATGAATGAAACATATAAAAGATGTCAATTAAAATTGCCCTGTTAAAATCTGGTGAGCAAGTGGTATCTGATATAAAGGAACTTATGTCAGAAGAGAAACCAGTTGGGTATCTGTTCAAAGATCCAGAAACACTGACTATCAACAAATCGTTTTTAGTATCAGACACAGACACATCTGTTGAGATATCTCTTTCTCAATGGATTCTAATGTCAACTGATCGTGAATTGGTTGTTCCAAGAGATTGGGTCGTGACTCTTGCTGAACCGATAGATAGTGTATTAAAAATGTACAAGGACAAAATAGATGCAAAAGATAATCAAGTGCCTACTGCTTAAGAATGATACCGTATTGGTATCTGAAATTATAGAGGTGGGATCAGAACTGGGTGAACCAGATTGTAAACTTATCGACCCGTATAAGTTGGTAAGGCAAGGAGATTTATATACTTTAGAATCTTGGATCGACTATTCCGCACAGAAAGAATTTATGCTACACTCTGATAGTATACTAACTTTGGCAGATCCAACTTTAGATATAGTTGAAAAGTATCTAGAACTCACTGAATAATGCGATTTTATACAAACGTCCAGATGGTTGGTGACAACTTCTTGGTTCGAGGATATGAAGATGGTAAACACTTCATGACTCGTGAGAAGTTTTATCCAACCCTTTTTGTTCCTTCAAAAAAGAAAACAAAATACAAAACATTGACAGGTGATCATGTTGAGTCTGTGGCACCTGGTACTGTTCGTGAGTGTCGTGAGTTTGTAAAAAAATATAATGATGTAGAAAACTTTGACATCTATGGGAACGAAAGATATATCTACCAATATATTTCAGATCTTTATCCAGAAGAACAACTTATATTTGATATTGACAAGATAAAACTCACAACAATTGATATTGAGGTGAAGTCAGAGAATGGATTCCCTGATGTAGAATCTTGTGCAGAAGAGATATTACTTATATCAATGCAGGATTATAAGACCAAACAGATACGCACATGGGGTTTGGGTGAGTTTAATAACAAACAAGAAAATGTAATATACAAATCATTTAGAACAGAGTATGAATTACTACATGACTTCATACATTGGTGGATGATCGAAGGCAATACACCAGAAGTTATTACTGGTTGGAACAGTAAGTTATATGATATTCCATATATTTGTCGTAGATTGAATCGTGTTCTTGGTGGCAAGTTGATGAAACGTATGTCACCTTGGGGTCTGGTAACTGAATGTGAAACTTATATTGCAGGTCGTAGACACATATCATATGACATTGGTGGTGTCTCACAGTTAGACTACCTTGATCTTTATAAGAAGTTCACTTATAAGGCACAAGAATCATATCGTTTGGATTATATTGCAAGTGTTGAACTTGGTCAAAAGAAACTTGATCACAGTGAGTTTGATACATTCAAAGACTTCTATACAAATGGTTGGCAAAAGTTTGTCGAATACAACATCATTGACG